ATGGCGGGTATTTGGTTGCTTCTTTTTCATGGTATCACCTTTTGGGTTTGCAATCCTGCCCGCAAGGTGGTACAATATGGCTGTTGGTCGGTTGTTACCATATCACCTTATGGGGCAATCTGATTCGGAAACGCTCTCGGTGTTGGTAGCACCGGGGGCGTTTTTTATTTTAGCCGATCCAAATTAAGCTTATAATACTTCTCTTTTCCGATTCTTTGAATTATCAAGTAACCATTTTCTTCAAGTTCATGTAGCCGAGCGCTTAGTGTTGAGTTGGAAACGCCTGCTATTTCGACCAATTCTTTCTTTGCTATTCCTGGTTCCGAAAATAAACTTGCCTGAACAAGATAAAATGCCAGATCTTTGTTTTTCTTTGTGTTAAGTACTCTATCCTTGTCAACACGTTGCCCATAAACGCGCAAATCATCTGCACGTTGCGCAAGCGCCTGACGAAGTTTGTTAATAGCCTCCAAAATAATTTCCAAGAACCATAGTACAAATGGAGTTACATCCGCAAGATTTCTTGGATCATTGCATAGTTTGAAACTGTCACCATATTGTTTCAAATTTTCTTTTATTGTATAAGACAATCTGTACCCGACTAGTGGATCCAGTTCCTGCGCAAGCAAAAAGCTACTGATAAACCGAGAAAGGCGACCATTTCCGTTATAAAATGGGTGTATATAGCCAATTAAATAATGTGCGCCCGCAATTCGTATCAGCAAGTCAACTGATTCATCTTTCAAAAAAGCCAGAACTTTCTCGACAGCATCATAAATAGCACTTTCCGGTACAATACCGTGATGTATTTCCTTTTGTGCTGCATTGGTAACTGCTACCGATTCTTTCCGAAACAATTTACCATCCGGCATATCATTTGGATTTTCTTCCACTACTTCTCTTAAGACGAGATCATTATAAATACTGCGTACATCTTCACAAGTATCTAACTTTATGCTTTCTCTCTTAGATAGCATGGCGTATTTCATTACCAACCCGTAAAAACGCTTATCAGACTTCTTACTTTCCAGCTTTTCAAAAACTTCTCTTATCTCATGCCGCGTACTATTTACACCTTCAATATCATTTGTCAGTACAATTTCATCTACCAAACATCTGTTGGTAAACTGCTGAATTGCTACTCCTGGAAGTGCATTCCTCAACGCACGGACTTCTTTATCCGTTTTATGGATTTTAACAATCAACTGCATTATTTCTAATGTAGGGCAAATAAATGCCGGATTACCATGTATATTAAAATCCAAATGTATTGTATCGGCATCCTGGAACCGGTTTTGGTAAATCGATTCATATTGCCTTGGCTGCGAATATTTCAATTTATACAACGATTCATAGGACATATTCAAGTGCCTCCTTTCATAATTAAAATACACTTTATTTGCATTCGAAACGTGCCATTTTGAGAGAACACATCCAAAAAAGCCACTTTTTTGGATGTGTTAATTTAATTATATAGGTTTCATGCGTAAAATCAAGCCGTTTTTAATCATATATTTTTGTTTTCAAATTTTCTATTGCTGTAAAACCAGCCGTTAAAACCAGTGTGTATACCCCGTTGCCTTGCCTTCTATCTGGATGTCATCCAGCTCCGGGCCGGAGTAGGATTTGGGGCGGTAGGCGCTGTTGGCGGGCACAAGGGTGATGGTGCTGCCGTCATAATACACGCGCTTGAGGGTAGCTTCGTCCCCAATGCGGACGGCGGCTATTTCGCCATCCTCCACCTGCGGCTGGGTTTTGATGTAGACCACATCATTATCCCGGATGCCGGCATCAATCATGCTGTCGCCATGGCAGCGCAGGCAGAAATCGCAGACGATACCCTCCGGCACATCCACATACTCCTGCACGTTCTGCTCTGCGGTGATAGGCTCACCGCAGGCAATATCCCCCACCAGCGGCCGCTTGACGGTTTTGGGGCGGGGTTCAAAGCCGGCGGGGATGGTGGACACATCATTCTCCATTGGGACATCATAGCCCATAAGCCAGGCTTCCGTAACTTCCAACGCCTTGGCTAGTTGATAAACTGCGCCCTGTTTTCCTTCCCAGTCTCCATTTACATAGCGCGAGATACTGGACTTAGAGATTTGTGAACGCTTGGCCAGCTCGGTTTGTGTCATGTGACGTATGCTAAGCCCTTCCCGGAGCCTTTGCGCAAAAGTAGCTACTTTATCAGACATGTCATTCATCCTTTCAGGGGATTCTAATTGCATTATATCTGTATGGTTGCGAAAAATCAATACTTTCCGAAAATAAAATTGCGAAATCTCAAAACTTTATGTTGACATTCCGCAACCAAGGGTGTAGACTATAACTGTAGTTGAGATAGCTCAACTATGAAGGAGGTGACTACTATGCCGGAAATGAACTACAATTTCCTTCGTGGCCGCATGCGTGAATGTGGGCTAACCCAGAAAGAATGCGCCGTAAAGATTGGCCTTAGTGAAGGCCAGCTGAACCGCAAACTAGCAGGTGAATACGACTTCAAACAGGATGAAATCCATAGCCTGTGCCGCATTCTCAACATCGATGCTGCAGAAATCGGGCGCTATTTTTTCTGTCCAAAAAGTTGATGTTTATCAACTGCTATTTTCAAAGGAGGTGACCCCGTCATGATCTGTTCCCGCCAAAAGATGGTTCAGCGCCAAATTCTGAACGTCCTGCTGGACGCACAAAAAAATATGGCATCCACCGAAAAGGTAGATGCCAGAGGGCTTGTCTATTTGAGCCGCTTTTTATTGCGCCTGTTGGAGAAGCTGGACGATGAACTCGTACAGCTGAGTACGGAAGAGAAGCAATAAAGGCGCTGATATCCAGTAAAGAATCTGTATCAGTTTTGGAACCAGCTTATCCCCTGATACGCCTAGATACTCACACAGCTTGATAGGAAGGAACAAAACCAACTGCACCCAATACAACGGCGAAAAGCACTCGCGCAAATTCATCAAGAACGTGCCTTTAATTTTAGAAAGTATGTTCAATCCATCCGCGATAACGTCTCCGCGCTTGACTGTCAGATTTTCTACAACGCTTACCTGAACAGCTTGAAACTGACCATGTCCCAGAGAGCCAACAGCCGTAACAGTGGAGTCTGGAATCCCGGCCTGTTTCAATAATTTTCTAATAGGCGCGGTATAGCTTGCAAATTCTTCGCCTTTGCCCGCTATGTACTCTTTGTATTTGCGTTCATAGTAAGTGGCTCTGATGTAGCCCGATAGGCAAAATAAGATTCTATATGCCAAAACCACAATGAACGCCCGTACGAAGTAATTCAAAACACTCCACCACCTTTTGCTTAGTCTATCATTTTGTAAAGGTTTTATCAACTGTCAATCCGTTCAAGGAGCCGTCCATGAAACTTATTGTCAACAACACCGGCGCATTCTCAAAAAGTTTTTTTGGGAACAAAAATCTAAAGGAGATGACCCGTCATGACTATCCAAATCACCGGCGATGCAAAAGAAATTGCCGCCCTTGTACTTGCAATACAAGAACGGCAATGTGATGAAGCAGAAACGGTAACAAGCACCGACTGCCTTGGACTGGTAACCAAAGAGAGTGCTTGCCGGTAATGTTTTATCCTTTTAGGGCTTCTGTGTGCCAATCCGGAGCGCGGCATTCAGATAATGCTTTTATGTCAGATATATCATTCACAAGGGTTTTCTTGATCGTCCCTTTGTTTGTATACAGTATAAAGACATACGGGCTTTGCGATTTGATACATAGGTCTTTTGTCGTCGTAGAAACCAACATATGCACACATCCCAATCCCTCCAGCTTTTGAGGGAATGTGTCTGAATGCCACGTTGACCTGCTGATTTCCCTATTTCCCGTTGTACGCTTTTTCTCTATCAGCATTTGTTGGTACTCGCCAAATCTATGTATCTTACCGTCACATTCTACAGCCAAGCCACTTAATGTGATTGCTTCGCGAGATTTATTTATAAAAGTCACATTCAAAATTTCTGCATAAAAGTCTTTCTCATTAGGGCCGGCTTGAAAAACATTTTGTATGCAAATTTGTACATTTTTTCGATTTTTCAGCTGCGTTTCCACCATATTCCACAACGATAAAACGAAACCTGCAATAGCTATAAGCAACGTTACGTTATTTCTATCGTTTAACCATTCTATTACGTTTTCTAACATTTCAATTCCTCCCTTTCGGCCTTATTTTATCACAGCCGGAATGGAGCAGGCAACGAACATTTTTAGGAGGTGAAAGATTGAAACGAATTTATTCGTGCATTCGTAACGCTTTTTCAAAAATCAGTGGCTATATGGACACTCATAAAGTGCCGTTATGGCTGTATTGCTTACCGGTTATCTTTTCCACAATGGCGATTGTTTTCTCTATTTTAGCAATGCTATTAAAGAGATAATGACGGCCATGAAAGAAAGCACGTTAGACAAAAGGATTCCAATCCATTCTCTTTTGTTTTCTTTTTGAAATCGTTCTTCTTCCCTGCGAAAATTCTCTCTTTTTTCCAATTCCATATCTTCTTTGAATCTTAGGTAAAGTTTCCCCTTTTCTGTTATGTAATAGACATCATCGTATTCTTCGGGTTTGAATTTGGCAATAAGGCCAAGTTCTAAAAGGTGAGCGGAATCAAAAGAGTTTATCTTTGCAACATCAAAGCGAACAAGTGCTTCAAGAATTCTCTCATCTTTCATGCTTAACACGATTTTACCAAAGTCAAGCATTTTAACACGTCCTTTCCAAATGCGATTATATCAACATCCCCATCAGCCTATTCAAACTACTGCCATGAACCTTTTAATTCTCGTTATCAAGATACTCATTACTGAGCAGAAAGTCAATTTTTTTGACAACATCTGTCACATCTGCGAAAAAATCGAACGCTGGCTTATGCAGCATCGCTAAAAAGGAGGTATTCCCTTGACCACCGAAAAAATCACCACCCGCATGGGCAGTACGACCGTAACCCAGACCGCCGAAGGCTTTGAGCTCAAAAACGGTTCCAGCATCAAGATCCCGCCGGAGGTCACATTCAAGGACGTGAAGAATGAAACCGTCCTTGGCGACCCGAACAACATGCACATTACAACCGGGTGCATCCGCAGCAAGTCCGGCAACAGCACAATCTATGATTTTAACGAAAAAGGAGG